GTCATCTTTCAAGAATATATGGTACGAATCAATGATGAAGTTGTAGAAATCGTTAGAAGCGCCTAACATCGATATGGGAATATAATCGTCATACAGGCCAGGGTCACTCAAATATACTTCCTGGCAATGGTATGCGATATGCCCTAACTCAAACGTTACTTGCTTCATGATTTGCTTATACTCTTTTGGACTCAGTTTGTTTCCGGATGGTGATACATCTATCAATCTTCGAATAAGACCTGATTTAGCATCTGTTATCTTAACCGGCTTGTTCGTACCCATGAACAGGAAACACTTGAATCTGCTAGAATATGTTGATTTGAATTTTTCGTTGACTGTCATAAGTTCGTGAGACACAAGGCTGTTTAACCTAGTATTGTCCTCGATTTTAGACAAGTCGCCGTCGTGCTGAATCGCGACCAGAGGGTTTGTTTTGAACGCCTCCAGTGCGAATGAGTTACTACTCGAACCGAGCGCTTTCGCATCGAATACCGAGTAATATCCCTCGAATAACTGCTGTATAATATTCAGAATGGTTGACTTACCCGTACCTGCAGCACCGTACAGAACCATGAATTTCTGAATATGTTTCGAGTCGCCAGATATGATTGATCCGATGGCCCACTCGATCTTCTGCCGTTCCTCTTCGGAATATAATGTGGATATGAGCTTCTCATAAGCAGATATATCGCCAGGCTCCAAAGGGTAGTTCAGCCTTTTACTAGCGTAATCCTTCTTATTCGTCTCAGAGTTGGAGAATATAAGATTCTCATCTAACATATGGAACGAGTCTCGTTGTTGCTTTTGACAATATCTGTGCCATTTGTCGATCATCCCGCTATCCGAGTCCCATAAATATAAAGTTTTAACTATGCAATCATGGGTTTTCTTGTAATCGTCCGAATACTTCTTCAGTTCTCCGTCGATCAACCGTATAGCATCTTCTTCGTCAGTCGACCATAAGCCGAGTTCCTCAATCCAAATGGCATAGAAGTCGCCACCTCGAATCATCAGATCTGCACTTTTTCCCACTATAAACTTTGGGTAAATCTCTACGACATCCTTCTTCGGATTACGTGTCGAAATTTTTAAAAAGTCGATCATTACAAGCCGTTATTCTCCTTTCTCGTTAGTCTGCTTAACAAGCCCGGTGAGCTTCTTGATTTGCTCGTTCTGATTAGTGATATGCTTAATCGTCGCCCAAGCAAATATCACGAATGCGACATTCAAAATGCGTTGTCTTCTGTTCATTTTGCCCTGTTTAATAAGCGCGTCCAATGCGGTCTCAACGCCCGTTAAACATGCATCGGTTGCTCTAGAGCTTTTAAGCATAAAATCTACAATTTTTTCGTCCATTTTTTCACTCCTTTAAATATCATGTGATAGAATCCAAATACCAACACATTTGATACCAGATCTCTACGGTCCGCAAATCGGTATCGCAACGTTTAATCGTGAATAATCCGCCGCGACCGTTTGGCTCGTACTCTCGATATAAGAATCTTTTAACAATCTCATCAACAATTCTTTCGTCGAATCGATTATCGGACATTCCGCCAAGACCCATGTTATTGATCATTCCCCAAAACCATTGAGTTGTTCTATCACCAATGCTCGGGTCATCCATGATGGTTTCCTCACAGCGAATAGCTAATGCTGCCATCATTTCAAGAACACTGCATGGTCCGTCCAGAGCGTCCATAACATCGTCATAGTAGTCTTCGAATCCTTGCACCAAAATATAACGACGTCTTAATTCCTCACCGTCTTCGGCTCGATTGCAATCCCTCGGTATCAAATATACGAACTTAGTGTTATAAAGACGGGTAAGGAGTTCCCTGTAGGAAATCCCCTTACCGAATCGTCTTCCGCAAACTAAATTCATTAACCATTCTAAATACTCGTCCCTGATATGCCCACGCAAAATTATTCCTCCGTTTCACGATCACGAACGGGTTTCTTAATATCGGCATAATTTCTAGAATCTCTCAGAATCTCGTAATCACGTAAGTAATTATCGTTTCTGATCCATACGGAATCGTCTTCATACTCACCAAAGTGATTCATGAAGTCGGAACCGACGATATTGTCCACGTCTTCTACAATCGTGTCGTCAAGAGTGGTAAGTACACCATCTGCGTAATAGTAGAAAGTTGTGGTATCGTAATCATCGATGCTCCCGGCTTCTTCGGGTGAGATTACATATGGTTTGGTGAAGCTTTCTTCGCCGTTTTTTTCGCCCGCATATTCTTGAGCTATTTGCTCGTATTGCTCTTTTTCGGTTTTCTGTTTGGGCTCTTCGTCGATTCGTTCTTCACGAGATACGCCGAAAGCTTCTTTAACAGAATCAATCTCTTCTTGAGCAATTAGTTCGTATTTTTTCTTAAGAAATCTCCACGAGATAGCTACGCCAGTAGCCACGCCCGCAGAGAATGCCAAAATATATTTGACCTTATTGTTCAATTTCTTCGTCCTCCGTTTTTATTGTTATGATGGTGACCGCCAAGCCTCCGAAAAGCAACGATACACTTAACAGAATCCCTCCGGCAATATGTCGCTTTTTCCTCGTGTTTAGCGAGTATTCTAGCGATGATAAGATCTCCTCAAGTCGATCCATACGGGTTGTCTCCTTTCGCTGGACAATATAACAAGACCGCCTATAAAACAGATACCCGACATTGCTGCTAAGGTATAAGAGATAATAGGTAATTTGTCATCCATTATTGTGTTGCTCCCTTCAATCATTAGATACTTTTGGTATTGTGAAGTCGGCTGGAATATAAATCGTACCTCCAATCACTACACAGTTTAATAACCCCTGAGTTATCCAGGCATAAATTGTGGCGTCGCCAACGCTCATTTTAGCAGCAGCTTCGCCAACAGTTATGAAACCGATAAACTTCCCATCCTTAAAAACAAACTCATCTTCGAGATTATTTCTTAAAATATAAATGATCAAGTCTCTTCCAGTCATTAGGAAACCCCCTTTCATAGACACCCCTACTCTCCGATTCCGAAAAGCCAGGGGTAATCGTATATATCTCTTCTCCAATCACCAGTTCCTACGGCGTTCCATCCATCCCTTCAAGACATCAATTGCCAAATGTTTCCGTCGACATTGAAGTCCAACCAAATAGATCTTTCGTAACCATTTACGAAATCAACACTGCCCGGTTTATGAATATCATAGATGCCAAAGTCTACGTAATTGTCGCCGTTCGGATGCTCAAGGTCGTAAATCCAACCTACAACTTGTCCGGCCTTAGTCTTCGGAATACCAAGCATTTCGTATACGTCATTCAGGAACAAATACCCCTGAGCCTTCAATAAATCGTTAGCCCAGTTTTGTTGCTGACGAAGGAACCAAAGATTATGTTCTGCATCTTTTTGCCAACCAGCGCACCCGCAATCGTAGCATTTAGCATAAGGGCTGAAGTTGTTCGGATCGATTACTTCAACGGTCTTTTTAACTTTCGTTTCCTTGCCGTTTTCATCCACAACGGTCTCTTCGACTTCCTGCTTTTTGATGTTAAACTTCAACTCTCTATCGAGATCTTCGCCGAAGCGTTCGATCACTCGACCTCTGTATTCCTTAAAGCCTTTATCAACAGCTGTATAAGCAGCCGCCAAAGCCGCATTACGCTTGCTAATTATGTTATGAGATTTAAGAATACAGCCGAGGGAAGCTGCGCCAAGCAATACCGCCGGAGCATACAGTTTGGCAAAGTCTAAACCGGTATGAGCATACACGATAGCCAAATCCTTCTTGCTATCTTCGTGCGTATACGTCTCACCGGCCTTGGTTACACCCTTTTCGGTAGCTTCATGAATTTCATCGATATTGGTCTTGGCTTTATCGGTAATATCATGCACTTTCAAAGTCGCTCTACAAGCCATCACAGCGCTTGCCACTACACCGATAGCACCAGCCGCGACTAAGATTTCCGGACTGTGCTTTTTAAGTTGAAAGCCGACTTTATGAAATGTTCTGGTCGCTTTGTTAAGAAGTTCCACTTTAGTCATGATTAATCATTCTCCTCTTCTAATTTTTCTACATGATTAATGAGATGCTCCAAATACCATTTGGCTTTTTTGAGATCTCGGAGGCCGTCTTTCTTTTTCCAACGGCATATATACTTGATGATGTTACCCGTGTCAAATGCTTCAACACCTTTAAGATCGAACGTGAAAGCCTCAATTACATCGAGAGCCTCCAAGCCCGTTTCTGACTGATAATGAGCCGGGTGTACCACCATATTTGGTGCGTTCTTTTCCATTTCCTTTCTCCTGTCAAATATAAAACTTATCGACGAATCGGCTTAGCGGGAGGCATGTCGAGACAATACCCGCCACCTCTCATTCGTACAGCTCTTGCGGTACTCAAGTTGGACCATCCGTAATCGTTGCAGGTATAATCGCAAGATTTACCTACCAAATCGTACAGATCACTAACGCGGGCATGCCCATATGTCTCAATCACTTCATCCAATCGAGTGAGTACTAATTCTGCATCACCCTTACTATCGAATTCGATTTCGTCATAGTCGAAGTGAACTCTTGATCTGGATTCTTCTATTGGACGGCTGTCTCTATCGAAATATTGTCTATATGAGACCTTATCCACAGTTGCGCGTCTGTCACCTCGTCTGGTAGATCCGTAGACCAGCATTTCTATGCCGTCTTTAATAAAATCCACTACAAGCTTTTTCGCCGACGGAATCAGGACATCCTTAACGAGATATGACTTAACGTTCTTAACGTCCTCGGATATAAACGTCTCGACGAATTTTGACGCCCCGCTTTTTTTCTTAGTTTTAATGTTACCTTTAACAACTTTCTCCAACTTCGGACGTTCCTTAGATGCTTTCTCATTCTCCTTAGAACGATTCGAATTTGGTTTATAATCGAAAGTTTCCATGATTATTTCTCCTTTCAATCGTGTATTAAAACGAAAAGGAAAGTGCCTAATATAGACACCTTCCTTCTGTTTTTAAACTCAGTCTTCTTCCCTTATATAAAGAATCAATCTTCAATGGGATTACCGTTATCGTCGTAGATGAGTTTGACTTCTTCTTCCGGTTCTTCAACGACTTCGGGTTTTACCTCTTCTTCCTTCTTCGCTTTCTTAGCTTTGACTTTAGCTACAAGGCACTTAACCCCCTTGTAGATACCAAATCCTGCAAGGGCTGCCAAGCCAACCTTGACCGCTACTTTACCAAAGCTAACCTTGGATTTCGGTTGAACGATTTCCTCCGTTACGCCTTCTGCCATGTTGTCCATCACTTCTTCAGTTACGATTGCATTTTGTTCCATAGTTACTTCTCCTTAATATAAATTTTATTCTAGACTTTCGTCCATTAAATACGGTGTAAATTTCGCGAATCTCAATACAGCTTATCAAAGTCGTACTGAGGCGCTGTGTAAAACTCGATAGCGAGACAAGGTTCGCCTGCGCCGGTTAAGTGTGACGTAAAATGAATGTCAATATATCCACGGTCAATATTCCAGCCAATATGATCACCCGGATCAGTCGAATTAAGACCTATTTCCGAATAGAACTCATTGAGCGAAATATAATTCTCGGACCGCATTCTACGATTGAGATCATTCACGATACGCTTGATACTCTCGATGTCAGATCTGAAATATCTGTCGGACCAGATGTCGTAGCACAAGGTGTTACCTTTATCGGTGACGATAATCGTTTTGTTTTCGACGGGACTTTTATCGATTTTATCTTTCGCAATGGCTTCGCGTACGGATTGTTCCTTTTTCTCACCGATAGTTTCGATTACTTTCGCTCGGTATTCCGTAAGTGCTGTTTCAGAGATCTTATAAGCCGCAGCTAATGCAGCGTTACGTTTCAAGTTGACTCTGCTAGCACCGATTATGCATGCCGCAGATGCGCCAGCCGTAGCAACCGCAGGCACATAGCACTTCCAGGCAGTCTTAACAGTTTCGCCAACAGTCAACTTATCGACGTTCTTTTCTTTTTTCTTTTCTTCGATAAGCCGCAAAGCTTTTGGCGTACCTCTGACGGCCAATACACCGGCTGCGATCATGCCTGAGATCCCGATACCAGTAAGAATCTCTGGACTGTGTTTCGAAACAGATGTCCGTACGGAGCGAACAATGTTCGAAAAGTTAGGTTTGTTCATAGTTACATTTCTCCTTTCAATAGATTATTAAAAACAGAAGAGCCCAAGTTTTCTTAGACTCTTCCATTCGGAATCAATTTTTGTTGGCAAACTTCTCGTTAAATAACTTATCGAGGTAGGCTTCGTTCTGCTTTTTCTCAGCGAAACCGCTCAACATAGTTGCACCGAGAGACAGACCTAATCCACCCCACTTAGCAACTTTTGCCCAGTTCACTTTCTTAGCAACAGCGCCTACTGCTTCTTTAGAAATTTTCATTTTAGTTTCCTCCTTTTAATTTTATTCCATAACAGTGTCTGTAAAAATCGCGGTTCAATAGAATTCGTAATCGATCATTGGTTCATAGGACATTCGAATGATCTGACATTCTAGACCATCATCCATTACTACTTTCTCGTGAGTAAAGTCGAGCCAAGGGCTCCAAGTCGCATACTCTAAACCGCCTATAGCCCATCCTAATTCGTCGCCGCCCTCGATGGTCGGGATTTTCAATAGGTCGTAGAACTCGTTAACGAATGCGCTTCCGCTCTCAGCAATGATTTTATTGATGTCGTACTCGGCACCCTTAACATCGGCTAATGTTGATTCAAAGTATCGTCCAGAGAAGTCGTCGTAGAATAGTTCTTTACCATCTTCTACTGAAATATCATTCTCGGCATACTTATCCTTCGCAATCTCTTTCTTGATATGTGTATCTACTTCTTCGCCGTACAGATCCTTAACCTTCGCTCGATACTCTTTGTAAGAAGAGTCTAGTAAAGCGTAAGCACTCGCTAGAGATGCTTGACTGCGTTTATTCAATACATTTGCACCGAACACGCAAGCTATTGTGGATAGTCCTACTACAGCAGCTGGAATATAAGCCGGTCCAGCTACCTTAACG